AAAAGTATGAATGTATTACCAATTTATGAAGCCCTAATTACAGATGAAACACAGGGTATATTTAATATTAGTTTGGTAGATTGTCCTGCTGTTAAAAGCAACTTTTTAGCATTTAAAAAACAAAAGCAGTTCAATTATACAATTCAGAATGAAGAAAAAAGGATTGTTTTTGGTGTGCTAATGAGGGCAAACTACAATATCTATAGATATGATAAAGAACTTGGTGAATTCTATATCAGATATTCCCCTGAAACAATTAAAGTGATGGCTGAAAAAATGATGCTTGATAACAGGCATAACAGCATTAATATTCAGCACACAGATGGAAGTAATGTTGAAGGTGTGAACTTGATAGAACTGTTCATAAAAGATACTGAAAAAGGGATTAATCCAAAGGGATTTGAAGAAATAGAAGATGGTAGTTTGTTTGCTGCTTATAAGGTTGAAAATCCTGTAATATGGGATGCCATTAAAAAGGGTGTATTCAATGGATTTTCACTTGAAGGAATATTTGATATAACTAAACTAAAAACTAAACAGGAAATGAGTCTTAAAACTAAAATTATGAACGCACTTTTCAAGTTTGGTGAAGTCCAAACTGATAAAGGTATTCTTTATTGGACAGGTGAAGATGATTTAAAGGTTGGTGATGAAGTTTATTTTGGTGATGAAAAAGAAACTGCTGTTGATGGTGATTATGTAACGGAAGATGGCAAGACTATTAAAGTGGTTAATGGAATTGTTTCTGAAATTATTGACCCCAAGGCAGAAGTTGATTCACAGACAGAAGAAATGGAAGAAGAAACCAATGTTGAAGTAATTGATGAACCTGCAACTGCTGAAACTTCTGATGCAAAATATGATGCACTTGTTGCTGAAATTGATGTATTGAAGGCTACTATTGAGGAAATGAAGGCTGAAATTGAAAGCCTTAAAAATTCCTATAATGAGATTATAACAAAACCTGCTTCTGAACCTATTGAGCAGGAATTTAATAAAATCAATAAACAAGATGTAAAAAAGGGAAAAGCCTGTTCTATTCTTTCCCATTTAAATGACTAATTAAAATATAACTGAAACTTAAACTATTAAAAAACTATGGCTAATTCTTATAATGTTCAAAGCCTTCCTAATTATGTTGATGAACGCAGGGAGGAACTTATAGCAAAGTCAGTTCTTGGTGCTAAATCTGCTTATATGCTTTCCCTTCAAACAGGTGTTAAAGGCCCAACTGCACTTAATCTAATTTCTACTGATGTTGTATTTGGTGATGGTTCTGCTTGCGGATGGAATGAAGCAGGTGCAACTACCCTTTCACAGCGTATTCTTACCCCAAGAGCACTTAAGATTAATATGGGTATCTGTGACAAGAATCTTCTTGCAAAATGGGCTAACTATCTTGTCAGAGTTGAAGCGGGTAAAACTGATAGAGATTTGCCCTTTGAAAAGGAATTTATTGATTCTGTTCTTGAATCTGTAAAGGCAGGAGTTGAAAGAATGATTTGGCAGGGTGATTCTACCAATGCTAATGCTGTTGAATTTGACGGATTTCTTACTATTCTTGGTGCATCAGGAAGCACTGCTGTTGCTGTAAGTGGAACTGCTGCTGAAACTGCTTATTCTTTCATTAAGAAAGTTGCTGCTGCTATTCCTGCTGTTGCTGTTAAGGAAGATACTGTAATCTTTGTTGGTGAAGATATGTATAGAAGTTATATGCAGGATTTGGTTTCTGCTAATCTTTATCACTATGACCCACAGCAGGGAGAAAATGAATATATGCTTCCAGGCACTGCTATCCGTGTAGTTGCTGTTGCAGGTCTTAATGGAACAAATAAGGCTGTTGCAGGCAGACTTTCCAATATGTTCTACGGTGTAAACCTTGAAGATGGTGATGAAATTTTTGACCTTTGGTATAGCAAGGATAACCGTGAATTCCGTTTTGCTATTGAATTTGTAGCAGGTGTTCAGGTTGCTTTCCCTTCTGAAATTGTTCTTGGTACAAAGGCAACTGCCTAATCAAATAGAAGCAATAAAATAAGGGCTTAATTAAACAAAAATAGTTAAGCCCTTTTATAAAAAATAACCAAACTTAAACTATATAAAACTATGGCTTGTTCTCAAATACTTACTTCTATTAGCAATGATTGTGCAAAATCCATAGGGGGATTAAAAATAGTTTATGCTGCAAATTATGATGATGTTGCTTCTTACACTGTAACAGACGGTAAAATTACTTCTATTACTATGAATGGAACAGCAAAATTCAAGAAATTTGAATTTAGAAAGAATACTGCAAGCATGACTTCAACCCTTAATGTTGATGCTGCTAATGGAAATTCAATTAATACTGATGTTGCCCTTTCTTTCCTTAAACAAGAAACTGCAAAAAGGCTTGCTGTTAGTGCCCTTGCACTTGGTGAACTTGTGCTTCTTGTTACTGATGCCAATGGACTAACTTGGTATCTTGGTAGGGAACTCCCTGTAAGTGCTTCCGCAGGTGGTGCTGAAACAGGTACTGCTTTTACTGATGGAAATAGATACACTATCACCCTACA